AGGAGCCTGGCGCTAAGGTCTATTATGTGCACCCCACCAGTGACGGCAAAATCACAATGGATCAAATGCAGTATATGGAGCGCCAGTTCTGGAACAGTGCGCGCGAAGTGGACCCGGCAGCCGTCGCGGGTCAACTCGGCAAAATGAGCAATTTTGATTTGCGCGTGGTCTATCAAGATGCTTTGTTCAAGCGCCAATCGAAATGGCTGGACGCCGCCGAAACCCTGCGCGATATGTGTCAGGCCGCGCTGGAATTGGGCGGTTTTGGCGCGCACATCCCGGTTAAGGTGACGCCGCCCGCGCCGCTGCCGACCAATCTAGCCGAAACCGCCTCCGCGCTGGATGTCCTCTCCAATCATGGCCTGAGTGATGATACCATCTTAACGCGGGTCGGCTTTGAACCGGACGACGAACGCGCCAAACGCAAGCTTCAGGAGCGGGAAGGCGCGGCCAGAGCGACACGCGGCAATCAGGCCCAGAGCGCGGATGAGAGCGCACAGGTCGGGCGCGCGGCACGCGTGCCCAGTAGTAATCCGCTGGTTGAGGCACAACGAGGGCGATGACCGACAACCCCCTGAGTGATTCCGAAGTCACCTATGCGGATATTGGCGACGCGGAAGCCGACGCCGAACGGCGCAGAAACAACCTGCTGCGGGCCGTCCTGATGGGTCTGTTCATCTTCAGCATATCGCGGCTCAAATGGCAGACTGCGCCAGGCCTCGATCTCGACGAGCGACAGTTGCTGGACGCGCTATCGCAGGAAGAACAAGAGCGCGCATTGGATGTCTATGCCGCATTCAATTCGGGCGCGATTGACGCCGCGCGCTGGCTGGCGGACATGGCGACCAACTTGCGCCGCTTCCATTTGCAGTCCGCCGCCATTGGCCGGGGTGGATTTGACGCCCTGACGCAGACCGACCTTGACCGGGTAAGCAACTGGCTGGAAACGGAATTTAGTTATCTGCGAGGGTTTGATCCGGCGGCGCTCTCGGATGCACAGGTCGCCGCGCGGTTGCAGATGTATCACAATCACGCGCAAAGCGTGTTTTGGGATGCGCGCCGCACCACAGCGGGCGAACTTAATTACACGCAGGAGCGCCGCCAGTTGAACCCCGCCGAACATTGCGGGGACTGCGAAGGCTACGCCGCGCAAAACTGGCAACCGATTGGCACGCTCCCGCCGCCGGGTGAGAGCAGCGAATGCCTGAGCAATTGTAAATGCACAATGGAGTTTCGATAATTAGTTTCTTCCAAGTTCATCCTTAACGAACCGCCGAAAGGCGGTTTTTACTTTAAGAGGAGTTATCATGTCGGAAGATGTGAACCCCACGCCGGAAGGCGCACCCGTAACACCAGTGGAATCAGGCGCGAAAGCGTCGGACATTCCGCAAGATTTGCAGTGGGTCAGCAGTGCCACGCCCGCCGAAATCGCGGCAGCCATCCAGAAGCTGCAGGAGAAATCCACCACGCGACTGGACGATCTGAACGCGATTAAGGCTGAACGCGACCGCCTCGCGGCTGAGAAGCAGCGAGCCGAGGACGCGCGGCTGGCAGAAGAGAAAAAGTGGGAAGAACTCGCCACGAAACGGGCGGCTGAAAATGAGGCGCTACAAGCGAAACTCAAGGACGCCGCGCTGGATCGGGCCGTCATTACCGCTGCTGCTGATCTGAAATTCCACAACTGGCAGGAGGCTAAGAAATTGGCTGACCTATCCGGGGTGGACACATCGACCAACGATGGCGGAGCCAGTGCCGTGACATCTATTCTTGAACAACTCGCCAAAGACAGCCCGCACCTGATCCGCTCGGAGGATGGACAGTCGCAGCCCCAACAAGGGGCAGGCGTCATGAATCCGACTGGCAAGGTGTCGCTGCGCTTCAAGGATTTGCAAGCGATGGATCGCGAACAAATCATGCGGCTGAGTGACGAGGAGATCGAAGCGGCCCTGCGCGACGCCAACAATTCCTAAGAGGTCACTATGACAGTTCGACATTTTGTACCCGAACTCTGGGCGGCTCGCATGGTACAGCCATTTGAGAAAGCCCTGGTTTTTGGGCAGCCAAGCGTCGTTAATCGTGAATATGAAGGCCTGATCGCCAACATGGGCGACACCGTGCGAATTAACACGATTGGCGACCCGACCATCTCGACGTACACCACCAACACCGACATGAGCGCACCGGAAGCACTCAGCGACGCACAAACCACGCTGACCATCACGCAGTCGCCATCCTTCCATTTTCAGGTAGATGATGTGGACGCGCGACAGGCCAACGTGAGTTTCATGTCCGACGCCATGCGCCGCGCGGCTTACAAGCTGGCCGATACCGCTGACCAGTTCATCGCTACCACGATGGGCAGCGCCTGCGGCACCGAATTGTTCGCCGCCACTTCGCCGTCTGGCAACCTGGGCACCGAAGGCGCGCTGTACGACCACATCGTCAATGTGCAGGTGGCGCTCGATGAACTCAACGCCCCCAACATCGACCGTTTCCTGATCCTGCCGCCCTACTGTGTGGGCGTGCTGCGTAAAGACAGCAACATCGTCGCCTCTGGCGCGGAAGCTGCCGACATGCGCCAGATCAACGGCATGGTGACGCGCATCGCAGGCATCAACATCCTGCAATCTAACAACGTGCCCACCACCACAGCCGGCACGGAGTTTCACTGCATCGCGGGCTGGGGTGGCGCGACCACCTTTGCATCGCAACTCAGCAAAATCGAAGCCTACCGCCCCGAACTGCGGTTCGCGGATGCCATCAAGGGTCTGCAACTGTACGGCGCGAAGGTTGTGCAGCCGGACGGCCTCGTGGGTCTCTGGCTGACGCGGATTTAGGGAGGCTAACCAATGGCAGAAACTGCACTCACACCCATCAGCGTACCATTGGCAGGCGGTACCTCTAGCGGTACCCTGTTTGCTCATGGCACGGTTGATGTATCCAACGGCAATATCATCAGCGCGCAGTCGCGCTGGGACCGCCTGGTGGTCCTCGTCCAGACCAACGGCACGGCGGGTACACTGACCATCACGGCGGGTACCGACCACCGTTACGCCTTCCGGGGCGCGCTGGGAAATCAGGCCATCAGTCTGGCAATCGGTGAGCAGGTCGCTTTTCAGATTGAATCAGCGCGCCATGCCACCGTTGGCAATGACATTCATTTCACCTACAGCAACCTGAACGCCGCCAACATCGTCGTTCTAATGCTGCCTTCTACGATCTAATGCGGATTCTCTTCTCCTCGAACCCACCCCTGGCCCCCAGCGGCTACGGCACGCAGGCACTTGAAATGCTGCCGCGCTGGGCGGGGCTGGGTCATCAATTCGTGATGCGGGCGAATTCGTCTCTGGGCGGTTCGCCCGTCGCTTTTCCCATTGGCAACAATAAAGCCATTCAGGTGCTGCCGATGGACGCTTCCGAAGACCCGCGCGGCTCGCAAATATTCGCGGCGGACATGACCTATTTCAAGGCTGATCTGCTGATGACACTGCATGACGTGTGGGCCTACCGCCCCGAATTTTTCGACGGCATCCCCTGGCTGGCCTGGTTTCCGGTCGATCATCATCCGCTGCCGCTGGCCTGTAAAACGGTCTTGCAGCATTGCCAGTTCCCGGTTGTGTTGAGCCGGGACGGGCAGGCACTCTGCAAGGCGGCAGGCATCGAAGCCGCCTATATTCCGCATGGCATCAACACCGCCGTCTGGAAACCGGGCGACCTGCTGGTCGCCCGCGAATTCCTCAGTCAAAAGGATGACCGCACGGACTGGTCAAGCGGCCTGTTTATCGTGGGTCTGATTGGGGCCAACAAGGGCACACCCAGTCGGAAGGCGCTGGAACCGCAAATCCGGGCGTTTAAGGCCTTCTGGGAAAAAGACCCCGACAATGTGCGATTGGCGATCCATACGCCGCTGGTGGCCGATGAAAACATCGTGCGCATGTGCGACGTGATTGGCCTGCCGATGGATGCGATTCTGGCGACGAACCAGTATGAAATCACCGCCGGGCTGACCGATCAGGCGTATATGGTCAACTGGTACAACGCCATAGACGTGTTAAGCCATGCCACGATGGGTGAGGGTTTTGGCCTGCCGATTGTGGAAGCGCAAAGCTGCGGCACGCCCGCCATCGTCACCGACTTTTCATCCATGCCCGAAAAGTTGTTCGCGGGCTGGAAAGTTCCAATCAAGCACAAACTCTGGACGTATCAGCAGAGCTACCAGGCCATTCCCGATGTGGAGGCCATTACCGAGGCGTACCAGAAAGCCTACCAAAAGCGCGGCAATGCTGCGCTGGCGAACAAGGCGCGGGCGGGCGTGGTCGAAAACTACGACGCCGCCACCGTCACCGAGGAATACTGGAAGCCCTTGTTTGGACTGGTTGAGGAGGGCCTGCGGGCCAGCCGTCAATTTGTCATGCCGTCACCGGGCCGCCGCCTCTCGATTGTTACGCTCTGGCACAATCACCCGGAGTACATCGCGGCCTATGAAGCTGCCGTGCGGGGCGCGGATGAAGTCATCATCATTGACAACGCCAGCGACGAGGACATATCCGCGCAAATCTTCGCCATGGTGGAGCGCCTGCGTGGGGTCTACCACAAAAACACCAGCAATATTGGGTTTGCGGCAGGCAGCAACCAGGGCTTGAAGCTCGCCAACGGGGATATTGTGCTGCTGCTGAATAACGACATCGCCGCCACCAAACCGGGCTGGCTGGATATGGTGCGCGGCGTTCGCACCGGAGCCATTACCGGGCAAATCCAGGGCATGAAATCAGTGGATAATGAACTGCTGCCCTACATCGAGGGCTGGGCGGTGGCCGCCCGCCGCGAAATCTGGCAGGTGCTGGACGGCCTGGACGCCCAACATTTCCCGTTCGGGTATTGGGAAGATTCCGACCTCTGCTACCGCGCTATCAAGCTGGGCTACGGTCTGGTGCAGGTCGATTGGGGCTTGCAGCACCTGGGCGGCGGCACATCGCGCGATTATCCCGACGAATTTATGAAGCACGTCGAGGACAACTATCTTTCGCTGGTGCGCCGGGTGCGCGGGCTGGATATGAACAGCAACGGCCTGCATGATGAGGATAGTCTGCGCGCCTATGCGCGTGGTATAATCAGGGCCATGCCGGAGGCCGAATCGGAGAGGGTTTGATGAGCAGTGTTGATGAGCAGATAGCCTGCACGATGGACGGCCTGCTAAAACACTTACAGCAGTTTCCGTGCGTTGCGTGGTGGACAAGAAACAAATACGGGATGTTCTACATCTGGAATGGTGCCGGAAATGACTATGGCTGCGAACATGTGACGGCGGTTGGTTCCGTGTCATGGGGCGTTCGTGGCACACTCCAAGATGCTGTTGCGGCGGTGGAGGAGTATATCGCGCAGCGGGAATCGGAGGATGCCTGATGGCCTACGGCCCACACGGACAGCGTTGGCTGGCGCTGCATCGCCTCAAGACGCAGATCGCCATTACGGGCGCAAAGGCCCTGCTCAAAAGCACCACAGACCGCGATCAGGCGGCGGTGATCCGCGCTGAACTCAAGCGGGCACAGGAGAAACTGAACAAGCTAAAATGACCACTTTCACAGCCACCAACCACCAGAACAAAGGGCGTCCATACATCGACGCCCTTTTAGATTCCGGCTATGACTGGCGCGAAACCCGGCAACAGGTGGATTTGCTGCTGATTGACCATGACGCGCCGATTCTGGGCTACCGGGAACTCATCGCCTTTCACCGCGACAACGGTGCAAAAATCGTCGTGCTGCCGCACGGGGCCAACCCGAACTTGCAATGGGACGGCATCTGGGAGCCGCAGCCTGTGGATGCCTGCATCGTGCCCGCTATCGGTCACAAGGAAATCATGGAAGCCTACGGCTACCCGTACCCGATCCATGTGCTGGGCTGGCCCTGGACGCCGCTCCGTGTGCCCACCGCCAAAGATGGCACGCGGGTTTTATTTGCGCCAATCCACCCCGACGGCAGCGACTTTTTACCGGAGCCGGAAAAGGATGCCAACCGCCGCGTTTTTGACGCGCTGCTGACGATGGGCTTTGATCTGACGGTGCGTTATCTGGGCAGCCTGGCCGCCAACGGATTGCCCCTGGTGGCGTCCGCCACCTACAATCCTGGGGTGTATGACAACACCCACCACGACATTCTAAACGCCGATGTGGTGGTCTCTTCCGGCACCTATGGCTACCTGTCGATTGCCCTGGGCGTGCCCACCGTCATGTACTTTCAGGAACTCGGCACGCTGGAAACGGCCACCGGGCAGCCCCAGCACTACGCAGAATACAAAGCCAGGCTCGACTACCCGATTGACGCGCTGGTCATGGGCACGACGCAGGCCGTCATGGTCGCGCGCCGATGGGACAGTCCGGCGCTGAACTGGCGCGCGCGGTTTATCGGACAGGCCTTTGACCCGGCGGCGTTTTTAGATTTGATGGACGCCACGCTGGGCACGAGCATGAACACCGTTGACATGGGTATTTTTGAGAGTGGAGCGAATTCATGAGCAGCAATGGCAATTTCGTGAAACATCTGGATAACGGGTGGCAGGTTGTTTGTGATAGACGCCCCCGACCATACGAAGGAGAGATGACGAGCTTCGTTATCCATATTTTTGATGGCATTGGCGACCCGCGCCATACACTTGGCGCACGGGTGAAGACAAACAAAGATGGCAGTATTGACGAGGCAGCCCTGCAATCGCTGCGTCGGTTGATTGACAAACATACGGCGCGCGTATTAAAGGAATTGGGTTATGGCGCTCCGTGATGGCATGGGAACGATGGTCATGCGCTTGCGCCGCATGACGCAGGCAGGCACGGCAGACTACACGCTGGCGGGTACGTCCTACTGGTCCGATGCCCAGCTTCAGGACGTGTTAGATCGGCATGTGCTGGTCCTCAACTTTGCCCAGATGACGGCGCGGCCTGAGTGGAACAATGGCACGCTGGAATGGCACGATTACTACACGCCGCGCAAGTTGGGCAATCTGGAAGAGTCCGGCAGCGGCACGCAGTATTTCAGCATCGAGGACAGCGCCGGGAATGAAGCCAGCATCGCTGATTTTGAGATTAGCGACTACGCTGGGGGCTGGTTCCGGCGGACCGCCGACACGCTCGGCACACAGTACCAGATTAAGGCGCGCAGCTACAACCTGCACGCGGCGGCGGCGGAAGTCTGGGAAGACAAGGCCGCCAATGCCTGGGAAATGGTCGATGTTCGCAGTGACGGCGAGGGCTTGAGTTTGTCGCAGATGCAAAAACACGCGATGGATCAGGCCAAATACCACCGCCAGCAGGCAGGCGCAAAGACGACCGAATTACCGGGGGTGCAGTAGATGCCCCTGACGACTGACCGGTTGGCTCAACTACGCGCGCAGTGGAACAGCCACATGTTTCCTGATACCGGGACGATCATCCGCGTGAGTGAGGGCACAGGCTCCGATCCATACGGCCTACCCACCGGGGGCACATCCACTGTGGGCGTCTATCCGTGCAGCCTGCGGCCCGAAACCGACGTGCGCGCCATGCAGGTCTTTGCTGAGCAGGAAGCCACCTTGCAATATTACCGCCTGCGATTTGCGTATGACGCCGATATTCAAAGTGATGACGTGGTGATTATTGGCGGCGATGAATACAAAGTGGTGGCGCTGTGGGATGACCACAGCGAGCGCATGACGCGCCGCGCAACCGTCGGGAAGGTGAGCGCATGAGCGAAGAACTGAATCTTAGGGGCAAAGTGGACGCGCAAAAAATCATATCTAAATCCGTTGTGCTGCGCGTCAAGCTAATGGGCGAAAAACGCCAGCGCCGTCGGATGTGGCTATGTCACCAAATTATCCAGTTCGCGGGATGGATTGGCGGCTATAAGCGCATTGAATGCAGTCTCGACGTGGAGCTGGACAAATGACCGTTGACACCCGCCGCGCAACAGTAAGAAAGGTGAGCGCATGAGCGAAGAGTTGGAGCTTCTTCCTGTTCCAAATAGACAGGACTGCTTTTATTTTGACGAGATCGATTTGCGTGAGATGCCACAAAAACAAATTTCCGACGATGACGTTATTCATCTCGGAAAATTTTACTTTCGCATTGTGGAGCATGATGTTTTCACGCGCCGCTATATTATCCAATTGGAACCCGAATGAGATTTCGTCGCTTTAAGAGGCTTTTAGGCGAATGACCGTTGACACCCGCCGCCTGCGCGCCTTAGCCACCGCCGTCGATTCCGGTAAGCTGGGCGACCAGATCGCCCAACCCGCTGCCGAGCGAGGCCGCGAGATTGTGATTGACCGCTGGTCCGGCGTCGTACCGCCGCGCTCGATGCCAGGACAGCCGCCCGCCATCGAAACGGGCGACTTATCGCGCAGTATTCAGGTGGTCAAAATTCCGACCGGGGGGTACGCCGTCATCAGCAATTCGCCCTACGCCCGCGCCCTGGAATACGGCTTTCCGGGCCACAATTTGCGCGCTCGCCCCTTCTTTGGGCCAATGGCGATCCTGCTGTATGCCGAAATTACCAGAAATAAACTGGTTGAGAACGAAGTGCAGCACTTCATCGTTCAACATGTGAGCCGCTACTAATGCACGAAGTCGTTGCAGGCATCAAGGCGCGCCTGGTGGCCGCCAGCGTCACAGGCGCAGCCAATACCTTCCTATCACAAGCGCCGTCAGGGATTAGCAGTCCTTACATTCTTGTGGAGCATATCGGCGGCGGGGAAATGAACAATGTCAGCGGCGACTGGCGCGTGGAAACGTGGCAGGTGGGCGTCTATACGCAGGACAAAGACCACAGCGCCGCCGCCACCAGCGCGCGCACCATCATGGCGGCACTCAAAACCGCGCTGCATGGTCAGCAGGCCAGTATCACCATATCGGGCTGGACGTGTAATGTGTTCTGGCACACGGAGCCGTTCTGGATTCCCGATATGGTGGCAGGCGAACCCGCCTATTATGCAGGTGGGCGTTATACAGTTGTTTTGTTCTCAAGTTCGTAATCAACAAGGAGTAAACGAAGATGGCAAGCACTGATCGCACCTATGGGTACAGCGGCGTCTTGTATGTGGACGGCACGCAAGTGACCGGACTGCGTGAATTCACCCTGACCTCAACAGTAGACAAGGTAGACAGCACCGCAGGCAGTGAGGCGAGCAAGTCGTATGTACCCACCCTGCGCGATGCAACTGGATCGTTTAAGTATATCTACGAAGCAGCCAGCGGTACCTCCTCCCAGCCGCACAACCAGCTGATGAAGGCGGACGGCACACTGCGTAGTTTCCAGTATGGCCCCGCCGGGTCACGGGCTGGTACGGACCCCTGCGACGCCGGGTCAATGTTCATCAGCAGCCGCCCCAAGACCGTTACCTATGAAGGCCTGATTGAGTGGACGGTGGACTTCCAGGTGACGGGCGACCTCGTGAAAGAGTCTGAAACGGATGTCTGGTAAATCATGACGGATAATCCAGAAAACCAGACAACAGATGACGCGCCGGAGGCCGAAAACCTTCCGGCGCTTTTTGTTGCCCACAAACACGTCGCGCATATCGGCTGGCTGATGGCTGAATGTGACCGCCGCCGCGTTGCTCATCTGGAAGATGGTAAGCCGCGCGTCGAAAAAGACGGTTCACTTGTCAAGCCGGAACTGCTGCCCTACCGCGCTTTGCATGACTACCTTGCTGAGAACGAGGTTATCAAAAGCTTTCCCAGCAGCAATGGGAAAGAGCAATACGTGTTCACCAAGCCCGAAGACTTCGAGGATATGATTCAGGTGGACTGGTGGCGCATGATTCGCAGCCTACAGCGCGCCCTCATGGGCGTTGAGGTTGCCGCCCAAAAAGCAAAAAAATAATCCGCGCTGTCTTCTGGCCGGAAATGGCGGACGAACCCGCGCCGCCCGCCGCTTTTGCGCGCGTGCAATCGCACCTGCTCAGCAAGGAATTCGGCGCTACCCCGGATTATTGGCTCAGTCTCTCGTCGGAGAACTTCTTTCTGGCGTGGGAACACCATAAGGTACTTGAAGCCTACAGGAACCCCCAATACAAATGACCGAAGTCGCCCGTCTTTTTGTCGGCGTTTACGCCGATACCAGCAAACTCGCTTCTGGCCTGCGTGAGGCCGAGGGGCAGGTCACGACTGCTGATTCGCGCATGGCGAAAGCGTCCAGCGCGATGGGCATGGCGACCAAGGCCGCCTTTGCGGGGGCGGCGGTGGCAGCGGTCAAATTTGGCAAGGATGCTTTTGATTCCGCTGTGCAGTTTGAGTCCGCCATGGCGAACGTGCAGGCCGTCACCGGGCAGACGGACGCGCAAATCGCGGCACTCAGCCAACAGGTGCTGGCCGTCGGTGCAGGCTCCGTGCCCGGTGTGCAGGCCACCGCCACCGCCTTCTATGACATTTCCAGCGCGGTCACCGATGCCAGCGCGCGTATGGATACCCTGCGCGCTTCGGTTGCCCTGGCGGAAGCGGGACAGGCTGATTTAGCCGTCACATCTGACGGCCTGATTTCAGCCATGAACGCCTATAGCTTGGGCGCGGATCAGGCGACCTACGCCAGCGACGTGTTTGCGCGCACGGTGGCGACGGGCAAGGGCACGATGGATCAGTTCGTGAGCGCCATGGCGCCGGTCCTGACCCTGACGCAAACGGCAGGCATCAACTTTGATGAAGTGGGCGCGTCGATTGCCTTCATGACCAGCAAGGGGGCCAGCGCAAGCAAGGCCTCAACCGAATTGCAAGGCATCATCACGGCCCTGCTCAAACCCACCAAAGAGTTGGAGCAGGCCTATGCCGACCTCGGCATTACCAACATTCGTACCACGATTGAGCAGCAGGGTTTTCTGGAAACGCTGCAACAGATCACAGCCGAAGCGGGCGGCAGCCAATCGCAGTTGGCCGCCATGTTTGGCCGGGTGGAAGCCCTGCAAGGCGCGCTGGCGCTGGGCACAACGGACGCGAATTCCTTCTTTGATGCCTACAATACCGGATTGGAGGGCGCAACGTCGCGCGCGCGTGAGGCCCAACTGGATACCTTCAGCGCACAGTGGGCCATGCTCAAAAGCAACGTTGACGGCGCAAGCGTGGCGATGGTCAATCAGGGCGGCATTTTGGGCGGCCTGACGGACGCCTTGCAAGGCGTTAACAGCGTTTTTGACTTTCTACAACAGGGCGGGGCGCAGATGCCCGAAGCGCAAACCGCCGCCGACCTGGGCTTTACTGCCACGATCAGCTATGTGACGCAGGAAGGCGATACGGTGGCGAGCGTGGCCGAGGCGTTGAATATCAGCGTCGAGGAAGCCCGCGCCATGCTGGAAGGTATGGACGCGCTCGAATTTCATGCGGGTATTAAGACGCTGGATTTGGCCGACCTGGAAGCGGCGTTAGGCGGAATTGATTTGGACACTGCGTTACAAAACGCGGGCATTGAGATCACCCTACCAGCGACGGTTTCAGACGAGCAAGTTACAGCTTATCTACAAGAGCATGGCAGCGCCACAGCGCAGCAAGCCCGCGATATTCTACAATCCCAGATGGATACCGAATTCGCGGCCAAGGGCATCCACCTGCCCGCCAATTTTGACACGGGCGACCTGGCAACCATCATCTCGCAGCAGACGGGCATGGCTTATGATGACGCGATGATGCTGGCGCAGCAGTACATCAACCAGTCACCGGGCACGCTCACGGTTCGTCCGGGCGTAAACACAACCGCCGTCGATATGGAACTGCGCCGCTTTGAAGCGGAAATCAACGCCAGTCTATCGCGTATCCGATCTCAGAATAAGGCTAGCTATGATGCAATGGTGGGTGATGCCAGCGCCTTCGAGCAGTTGTTGTCTGGCATTCTAGCGCAGACGGGCATCGACATCAGCCCGCGCCAGATTGACGAAGCCACCAGCGCCGTCACCGAAAAAACGGGCTTTGATTTCGCAAATCCGCTGTCCTACAGCCCTGAAAATATCCTAAAAAGCGGCGGGGCGGGACTCGCCAATTTGCTTTCGGGCGGCAGCGGCGGGGAAAGCTCAGTCACAGGCTCGCACGGCGGCGCACAGGGGGTAACGAACCCGTTTTTTACCGCGTCAAATATGCTGGGACAGCAGCCCGTGCAGTTTGGCCCTGACCCTGACAGCGAGACCCTGCTTCAAGAAACCATCAGCAACATTTTTGATGAAGAACACAACATAAAAATCACCGACAGCTACAAACTACCCATTGCCCAGATGAAGGGTGCGCTGGATGCAGCGACCCAGCCCCGGCCCGTGAGTATCCCGCTGTATGTCTATCTAGCGGGCGGCGCGGGCGCGGCGGCGCTGGACGCGGAAAACGCCGCGCTGAAGGAAGCAACCAGCACCTACGGTCCCACAACTGGCACCGGCTCGCACGGCGGGGCACGCGCGGGTGGTGGCGATGTCAAGCCGGGCATGTCTTACACAGTCGGCGAGCAGGGACCAGAGACGCTGGTCATGGGCAGCCAGGGCGGGCATGTCTACCCCAATGGCAGCGCGCAGGTGATCGAGAACCACATCCACCTGATGGTTAGCGGCCAGGAATTGGCGCAAATCGTGAACCGCGTCAATACGCAGAACCGGCAATGACCACCACCTGGAATATCCTCATCGACTGGGACAAAAACGGCAACTTTAGCGGTACATATGACGACATCGCGGCGGATTACCAGACGATGAGCTGGCGCAACGGCATCAATAACGCCTATGATGTGATTGCGCCCGAATCCACCTGTCAGATTGTCGTTCGCAACACCGACGGCAAATATAACCCCGACAATACCAGCAGCCCGCTCTATGGCAATCTGCTGCCGGGTCGTCCGGTCAAAATTCAGGGCGATCCTGGTACGGGCGCAGTGGTCATGTTTCGCGGATTCATCCAGAACATTATGCCCGGATGGGCACCCGACGGCCCGCGAACTGGGAAACTCACCGCTGTAATCGAGTGCATCGGCACGCGGTTCATTATGCAAAACACCGAGGTGAATTTACCCCTGCAAACCAACCAGCGCACCGATGAGATTATCGCGCTGGCCTTGCAGCAGGTGGTACTCCCGCCCGCCGTTGCGGGTGGTTGGCTGCTGGGTGTGGTGGGCTTCTCGGAGCTGGGCAGCACCACCCTACTGGCCGACGCGGGCGACTACAGCACGCTGGATACCGGCACGCGCACCTGTCACTATTACGGGGACATCCGCAATCTACTGAAGGATGACCCACCCGATCCGCACCGCCAGAATGAACAAAGCGCCTACCGCATCATCCGCGATATGGCGGAAGCCGAGCCGGGGCGCTTCTTCCAGGGGCGCAATGGTAAAGCCATCTTTCACAACCGCGATACCCTGATCGATTACGTGGCCCCGGTGGGCACGGTGGACGATAGCGGGGTCAGTGGTCAAAAGCCGTCGGGTTTGATGTGGAATGTGGACGGCGAAGGCATCCTCAACCGGGTGCGGATCACAGTCTACCCGCGCGAATCAGAAAGCAGCATCACGCTGTGGACACTGGACCAGAGTACCACCGTTCCGCCGGGCGATTATATCCGCTTCGATGCCAAGTTCACCGACAACAACAAACGCTCGTGTGGGGCGTCCGGCACCGTCAGCGCCAGCGCCGTGACGAGCAACAATGGCACGACCACCGCCAGCCTTGACCAGCGCGCCGACCGTGCCATCGTGACGCTGACCAACACCGGGACGGAGGACGACCTGGTCACGGCGCTGTCCATCACGGGCACGGCGTTGATGGCAACCAATGAGGTGCAGGTGCGGCGTGATAACCATCAATCCGTTGTGGACTATGGCAATCGCGCCGAACTCACCCTGAAACTGCGCGGCGTGGATGATTACGAAGATGCCGTCGAGATTGCCGATTTTCAACTGGCGCGGCGCACCGATGTTGTGCTGGAAGCCCGCAGTGTATCGTTTACCGAACCCGGCGACGGCTCCTCAGACGCACATTTGTTCAGTTGGGATTTGGGCGACAGGCTGCATATCATCGTGGGCGACCATGACGCCTATTACTGGATCATTGGCGAAACGCACACGCTGATGGATACCGGCAAAAGCGGAATCGTTCATCAGGCCACCTTCATGCTGGAACCGCACCACCTGGTACGCCTGGCCGGATATGGGCGCTCCAATCGTGATAGCTGGGTCAGCCTCAAGGGAGGTGTGGTCAATGACCGTCTGGGGCAGCAGTTTCAGGTCTCAGCCAACCTTGACACAACCTATGTCAAGGTCTTTCTGGGTACCATCGGCAGCCCCACGCATAATTACCGCGTGCGGATTTACAGCAGCAGCACCTTAGCCAGCGGCTGGCTGCTGGGCGACGCCACCGACGGGCTGCTGGGCAGCACCACCACGCTGAACACGGACGGCGCCTATCCCGACACGCTGCTGGCAACGTCAGCCACTATTTCAGGCAGCGAGATTGCGGGCACGCCCTGGGTCACATTTACGCTGTCGGCCACCTTAAGCCTGACCGCATCAACCACTTACTGGCTGGTGCTGGAAGCCAACGACCCCGACCTGGTATCATTCTGGCCGCTGGATGAAGCATCCGGCACGCGCACCGACGCGCACGGCAGCAATGATCTGACCGACAATAACACCGTCACACAGGCAATCGGACTGCAAGGCAACGCCGCAGAGTTTGTTGCTGCTAATTCGGAGTATTTGAGTATTGCGGATGCGTCACAAAGCGGGCTGGATTTGGATGAATGCAGCATTGCGCTGTGGTTTTACATGGCGACGGCTGTACCGTCCGGCCATCGTGTATTGGTTTCAAAGTATGATTCGACGATAAATGAGCGTGCTTTCATGATTATTGTGCAGGCTGACCAGAACGCTGATTTCTTTGTGTCGGGTGATGGGACTGCATTCTCATCTATTACGAACACGGTATCGTTGGCGACGCTTGAGTGGCATTTTTTATGTGCCCGGCACGATGGTTCTAATTTGAAGCTTCGTGTAAACGATACGGATGCAACTCCGGTTTCCTATTCATCAGGTATCTATGATAGCAGCGCATTTTTTGGCGTTGGGTATCGTCAGAATGGCGTGTCGAATTATTTTGATGGGAGGATTGGCCCGGTGGGTGTGTGGTCGCGTGCCCTGACCGACGCCGAAGTCACCTACCTGTACAACGTGGGGCGGGGACGCAATTACGACGCTAGCCGCGCCTTCCCTGATGCCTCGAATTATATTCAGTGGGGCATCGACAGCAGCAGCCCCGGCTACGCCAGCGGCGAAATGCGGCGGCTGGTCAGCGGCGGCGAATGGATCGCTGATGGCGTCGACGCCATCTTCGAGGTTTATCAATAGGAGCGCATATATGACTTGGAATACACTAACGAATCTAACAGCCGGGCAACTGGTCACAGAAACCCACATGGACGACATTCGCGAGAATATCGAGCATGGCGGTGACAACGTGGTCATTGGCGGAGTGGACCTCAAGACGCTGACGACGCCCACCAGCGCGGCGCGGATGGCGACCGGAACCTACACGGGCGACGGCACCGCAACGCAGGCCGTGACCGGGGTAGGCTTTCAGCCGGCTTTCATGATTGTTTACCCGGATTTGGACGGGGCATCCCCTGAGACGTCCATCCTGAAGTCCGATCAGGACGGCACCGCGTCCAGATTCCACACGCTCTACACGGATGACTACATCATATCGTTAGACTCGGACGGATTTACCGTTGGCGACGGTACAGGAACCGGCAATCTCTTGAACGTTAATTTAACGGTTTATACCTATGTCGCGTGGATCGCATAAAGGGAGGATATATGATGGCAGTGAATTCATGTGCAAGACGCAAAACGGACGGTTTGCTGACGTGGCCGCAAAGCTCGCCGCAGATGCCCAGCGCCTCGGCAGTGCAGGAAAACGCCGCGCGGCGTTTCGGTGGTGTGGCCGCCGATTACGAACTGGTCACGCTGACCGATGAGCAGCTCACGACAGTGCGCGCCGGCATACCGGGACGGGCTTTCGCCAGCAAAGACGAATTCGACCAGGTGACCGCCGTGACTGTGCCTCGCACGCCAACCCTGACCAGCGACAAGGCGCAGATTGCCGATGATGGCCTTGACGAGGCCGTCATCACGTTTGATACCACCGACGGCACGTTCACCGGAGATGTGACCTTCATCGTCAGCGCCCCGGACGGCACGCGGCAAACCGTTGTGAAGGCCGCCGTCGCGGGCGTGGCAACGCTGACACTGTCCACGCTGCTGACTGGAAACATCACCATTGACGCCCGCGCTGACTTGTTTGGCGACGGGCTTATGACTGTGGAGGGAATCTAATGGCAGATATTCAAGTGGGCCAGGGCACAGCGCCCAGCGCACTACAGACCGCCAAAGCCGACGCGCGAGCAGCCATCAAGCAGCAGTATATCGCCGCGATGGATGATCTGACCACCAACTGGGATGGTCTGACGCAGGCCGCCAAAGCGGAAGCCCTGCGAACGATGGTCATTGTTCTGGCGAAAGCAGTTCGCTGGTTCTATCTGAGCCGCGATTAAGCAGCCATGAACTGGCTAGCCCTGGCGCAAATCGAGGAAGCCGCCAGCAGTTTGCTGGAAAGCCTCGATAACCCGGTCGTCGCGGCGCTGGCGGGTATGATCCTGACGGTTCTTATCCTGACGCTCATCTACAAAATTGTGGGCAGCGACAGCGACGACAACGACAACATGAAAGCACTCATGACGTTGTTCGCGCCCGTGATTACTGAGGTGGTGCAAACACAGAAAGAAATAAAGCAGAACCAAACACAACTGACGCAAATCCTGAGAGAGCAAGCCGAAGCCAACCGCCTGACCGCCGAGCGTTTCAAGGAACACAATGAAATTACGATGGAGCTGATTAAAGAAGGCCAGAAACAGGCCCTCCGCATTGTGACTCACATCGATCAGCGCCACGACGAAACACAGCGCCAGATGAAGTCCATCACAGACCACCTCGCCAGCCTTGAAACACTCGCCACCGAGATTCCGGCGAAGGCTGCTGAAGAAGTCCGCAAGGAAGCGGAGGAAATAAGAAAGAGCTTGGAGGCACTCATCCTCAAGGCGTATACTATGAAAAACGAAGGAGCCGGGGAAAACATCACCGACACCAGCAAACCAACCCTTGACCCGATGGCGACGCCAGGCAAACGCCTGAAGCCAGCCCCGGCCAGTAAGGAGCCACCCGCCGCCAAAGTAGGCGAGGCGACTCAGGAAGGGAAACCGCGTGGCACCGAAGTTGATAATTGAAGTCAGTGATAAGGCTGGTCGGACGTTGCATACCGTCGAGGTGAATGTTGACGAACTGGAACCGGGGCAGGGAACCGAGATACACAACATCGATATTGTTAATCTGCGAATTTACCGCGAACTGCCCAAGACCGAAGGCGGCACCGCCGAAATCAAACCATCCGATGGCGACCCGCCGCAGCCGAAAAAGACAAGCGAATGAAACTTCAGCTTGAAATCCGCGACAGTCACAACAATGTATTTTGCCGTTTTGCGCCGCACGACGCCGCGCAGTTGAGGGAGAATGGCGATTGGGTAGAATTCAAGCCCGTCGGTGAATGCGCCAATATCGTTGGTGATGATGTGAGGATTGTGTTGTGGTGCTTAGCTGAAGGCGATACTGACAAGAGCAAGCCGCAGCCGAAAGAGGCAAGCGAATAGACGCGCTGGCCCTGCCGCCCTCCAAAGCCGTCACGGTGTGGCGGCCACAACCCAATCACACCTACTGCATGGACGCGCTCGAATTGTGCGCGCAAATCCCAGAGCATAGCATAGATTTACTCATCACAGATGTACCCTATGGCACGACGGCGTGTAGCTGGGATGTGGTCGTGCCGTTTGCTGACATGTGGGCGGCGTTCAAGCGGGTCATCAAGCCACGCGGCGCGGTGGTGATGACGGCGGCGGGTATGTTCGCGCATCAATTGGCATGTAGCAATGAGGCGTGGTTCAAGTATGAATGGGTATGGGAAAAAGAGAAGGGAACGACAATGTACAACGTGCCCTATCAACCCGCAATAGCACATGAACAGGTTTTGGTTTTCAGTGCTGCCGCCTCGACATACTCGCCTTCTGAAACAATGGATTATTTTCCGCAGATGAAAACGGGGAAGCCATATAAGGCACACGGAAAAAGAAGCGGTGCGATGAAGTTCCACACAATGCCTAATCATTCAGGCAATGATAATGATGGAACCCGTTTTCCTACCTCGGTAGTTTATTTTAATCGAGAGCGAGGCAAACACCCCACCCAAAAACCCGTCGCCCTTTTCGAGTACCTCATACGCACCTACACCCAGCCCGGCGCGTTGATCCTTGATCCGTTCGCAGGCAGCGGCACAACCGCCGTCGCCGCCAAAATTAGCGGGCGCGCGTTTATCTGCGGCGACACCAGCGCGGAATATTGCGAACTGGCGCGGCGGCGCGTCCATCCCGAATTCGGTAAAGCACCGAAGCGGAAGCGGGAAGCGGAACCGCTGGAAAGCCTGCCGCTGTTTGCGGGCGCCGGCGTGGTAAAATAAGGATGTTCAGAGAGGGCGTGATGATGGATAGAACGCAAGCGTTTGAAGTTGAAATGTATATTCGATTGAAGGCGTTGGGCATCCCTAACAAAAAGGCCGCACAGATCATCGACGGCGCAAAGCGTTTGTTTGTGCCCGATAACTTCGACGCATCACATCGGAAGATTTTCATCTCTCCGCAACTGTGGGCGTATTGGGCGGGGAAATACGGATGTTCAGAGAGGGCGTGATGATGGAACTACCACTAGTCTACAGCGGCCCACTTGCCAAGCGGTTTATCAAAAAGAAGCCGAAGCAAAAGCGCGAAAACAATTCGCCGGATAAGTTCTTGCTTTGGGAATGGGAACATTCACAGGGTCACTCGCTCGGCATCGCGCGCCTATTCGAGCGCCAGCCAAACGGAGACTTTCACGGGCGTGTTGTCACGCGCCGTCAGGCGATGGCTTATGCTTCGCACTGGTCAAAAACCTGGGTAGGATTTCGGGGTAAAGACTGTTATCTCTATGGTGACATTGACCTGTTTTACGAGGCGTAAAAAAGTAAGGTCAAGGTAAATTTCATTACCGTGCCTTAGTCCTTAACGCGAAAATCACGTCTTTGTCAATGTAATCTTTTATCTTTTTGCCTGATTGACCAGAAGCCCGCGATGGAGAATCGACGGGCTTCGTGGTACAATTGCTATTGTTCAGATAGCAATAGGATCATACCACATGACAGCAGAAGGATATTCGCCCAACGAAATTATTGATACTGTGTTATGGACGAAAAACAAAAAGCGGGTTATCACATATGTGAACGACCGCGAGTATGCGGTTGTCCTAATACGGCCACAGGGCACGCGCTACGAAGTGCATTTGGTCGATGATAGCGGCGAATCGCTTAAAACAACCCTTCCTTCGGGTTATCCCGTCCTTATATTTTTTGAGGACGCAAAGCAAGACCAGGGCGGCGCGTGACACCCGTTTTCTGCTATAATTCAAGCATATGGGGATGTGGCGGAATGCCCATCCGGGCTTGGTAGACGCACCCGACCATTTCGGGCGCTCCTTCTAATCAGCGTGCAGGTTCGACTCCTGCCATCCCCACAGCTTCGTAACTGCTGGGCATAGCTAACAGAATAAACTGCCCCACAATTCCCGCTCCGGCGGGTTTTGTGTGTTCCGGCGACAATGAAGCCTGCGGAAACAAAAACGCCCCCGGAGGGGCGCTTGACTATTTCGCTTGCTGGCGTTCTTCCGCCAGCTTTTCCGCAATCCAGTCGGCGAGGCTAAAGAGTGGATCGTCTTTCTTGCGCGCCTTGATAAGTTCATCAAGCTGGCGCTTGACTTCGGGTGTGGCGCGGGCATACAAACGCTCGGTGCGTCCGCGCTTGTAGGCTAAGATGTCGCGTGTCATGGTAGAATCTCCTGTAGATTACTTGACTATGCAAAAGCCCCGCCGGGTGATTTCGGGCGGGGCTTTTGTGATCCGCGTTATTTTTTGAACCACGTCACAATAACGTGTTTGTGCGCGGCGTGAGTATTGACGACTGCGCCATTGGCTCGCAGGGTGTTCACCAGATTGAAAATGGTGTCTGCGTGTTGGAGTGAGATTGTCGCTGTATACTGTTTCATCTTCGTTCACCTTCTTGATTACTTGACTATACTTACATTATATGACTTTGTGCGTACAAAGTCAAGCAATTGGGTGGCTAGTTCATCCGTTCTAATTCTTGCGAAGCCTACGGGCGCATTTGCAAATGTTCAATCGGAGAAACACAATGAAACGCTTGATCCTGGCGGCCCTGGTCGCCTTTTTCGTTTTCAGTACCCCGGTGGCCGCGCTCGCACAGGATGACGGCGACGCAGCCAAAGACCCCGTGACGACTGCCGTTGTAGCCGTCGAGGAACCCACGCCCGCGCCAGATAACTTTCAAGATTTCGGCCTGTGGATTTTCGCCATCTTCGCCACGTTGTCAATGGCGGGTGGGGCTGTATCGTTGGCCGTCATTGAGAAAGGCATCAAGCCGATTGTCACTGGAATTCTGAATCAGTTTCCGGGCGACGATGCCCTGAACAAAGCAATCCGTACCGTCATCATTCACGCGGGAGTTTTTGTTGCTGCCTACTATGTTGTCGTGAATCGGGGCATCAACCTGTTTAATTCCGCGCCCTCTCAGGTGTTGGATATGGTTCCGAGTCACAATTTCCAACTTGGTGTAACCGTCATCCTGCTGGCCCTATCTGTGTTTGGAACCTACAGCGTCAAAAAGTGGTTCGCGCCGGATGAACCAGCGCCCACACTTGTCAGCTAATCTCTCGCGCGCGGCGGCGCTCTTCTCGTGTGCGATCCTATTCTTAGTCGCCGCGTGTACCCCGTCTATTGACGGGAGTCCGACGATGGCGGGGGTGACGGCAACCTCGCAAGCTCCACCTGTAACGCAGACTTACATAATCACGCCGTCGCCCCGGCCCATCGGGACGCTGCCCAGCAAGCCGCCCACCACGAAGACCCCGGAACCGCCCACGCCGACCCGCACCACCGTCGCACTGCCCACGCGCACGCTGCGGCCCACACCGACACCGGAGCCGTTGCAGCACATGCGAGTCAATACCACGCTCCCGCTGAATATCCGCGCGTGCGCGGGCACGAGTTGCGCGATTGTGGACACCGCCCCGCCGGGCACGATCCTGGCGGTCACGCCGGGCGTTGAAGTGGCGGACGGTTTCTGGTGGCGCAAGATCGATGCTACCGGGGAGTGGGTCGCAGAGTTTCATATCGACAGCGGTACGTATTATCTAACGGAGTATCCATGAGTAATCTAATCGGCTTACACATTATGAACAACCCGCCCCGCGCGGAGATCGACCCCATTTTGGACAAGCTGCAACCTGCAACCTGTGTCTGTTTCGTCACATTGGACAATGCTGGCTATGCCCAGAGCATCGCCCAAAGCTGGCGCGGCATCAAGTGGGTGGTGCGTCCCTGGTGGGAGGATTTGGGCAAGCCGGACAACTTTGGCGAATTTCAGGCCAGTGCAACTGACAGCGAGGCCGGGAAGGTTAATTTCGACCTGAATCGTGCGTGGGACAACTGGCTCAATCTGGACGGCGGGAAGATGCAACGCTTTCTTGATACGCTGCGCGGCCTGCCGAATATTTGGATACAGGGCCACAACGAGGTTGGCATTGGCCGCGAATTTGTGGACTGGGAACAAGAACGCGCTGAGCGTTCATGGAACCGTCTTGGCTTAAAGTCAGTCGTCATCAATGACGGCGTGGGCAAATCCAATTTTGAACACTTCCAACTTTTTCAAGAGATGGGGCTATACCAAACGCTGCATAATTGCGGCGGCGGGCTGGGCTACCACGCCTACGCGGGTGGCCTGCTGGAATTGTGGCATGGCGAAGTGCAGGCCGTCAGCCAGGACGGGGAATCCAAACCGCTCGCCAAACACCCCAAGGCGTACCTGAACAATGTTGAGGTCTACGAGGCCGCGCGGTTCAACGACCGGGGCAACGGCGACCTCTCAAGCTGGCTCGCTTTTCGCATCCTGCGCGATCATCACTACATCAACGAAACGGGCGGCGGCAATATTCCGATCTTCATTACGGAGTTCGGCTATGATGACGCCGGACGCCAAAGCCTGACGCCATATTACAGCAACACCTACACCCCGCGCGGCATTGTACAGACGCGCAAAATCTGGGATGAATGGGGATTCTCTAATCACGAGGAAATTCTCGGCAAACAAATGGCTTACGCTGATGCCCAGCTTCGCAAGGTGCCGATGGTGCAGGGCGCGGCATGGTTCCAATACGGCGAGCATAATTCCGATGCCTGGAAACTATTTGATTTGCAGCCTGTGGACTTCGTGCCGCACTACATCGCCGCGTTGAAGCCGGAACCAGAACCCACGCCAGAGCCACCCGTCGCCGTCATTAACGCACCGGACACGGCGAAAGCGGGTCAGGAAGTCGCGTTCAAGAGCGAAAGCACGGGCCAGATTGACCGCTACGAGTGGGCCT